GCCGCCACACGATGAAATATAACGCGGCTTTGAGAGCCACGCCTTCTTGGTCTCTACAAAGACCTTGCTACATTTCCACTCTTGCTTCATAGCTGCGTCACTTCGTCCGGGGTGATAGCGCCCACGGTCGTAATGATTATACCCTTGTCAGTCTCCTCGACGCGGGTCTCCTTCACCTGGGTACTCAAGGCGACCGAGGTGTATATCTTAATCATTTGAACGTCGCCCTCGGCGGCCTTGTCGACTATCTGCTTGGTTATCTTCTCTCCTTTCGTGAGAGTCGAGCCTTTCGCCTTCTTCATGAGCTCACGGTTATACGACTCCACCATGAGGGAGTGCAGAGTTTTGGAGGCGGCGCCGGCAGCCTGGGCGGCTCTTGCCGTCTCGCTGGTGAAGCGGGTGTTTTTCCCGATTTCCTCCATACGTTCTTTTGAAACTCCTCTTGCCATATATTCTGCCGTTAATCTGCCGTTAATTATATGTGAGCGGGTAGGGTTTCAATCCGTCCCGCCCGTGTGCCTCGGCGGGCATCGCTGCCGGCGTCGGCGTGGTATATTACTACATAATTTGAGTTTACAAGTATTTCGCGTTTCGTCTCATTTCTGCCTCGATGCGGGCGAGGAACTCCTTCTCGTCTGCACTCGGTAGAAATATCCCTTGCTCCGCGGCCCACACCTTGAGGCGGTCAATACTCTCGGCCATTTCCTCTTTTGTGAGGTCACGGCTGGAGCGCAGCTCGACCCTCTCACCGAGGAAGCGGTCGTCCTTACGCATGACAAAGAGCGCGGGGTTTACCAGCTCCTTGTAGTAGTTTTGCTTGACGTACTCTATACGCTCGCCGAACTCCATAGCCAGCAGCCCCAGGAGGACGTGGAGGTAGGCGTTCTGCGAGTTGGTACGCTGGACGTGCTCGGTAAGGTCGACGACGGCGTTACGCTGGAGAAGGTACTCCCAGCGCTTGGTAGCCCGCTGACGGTCGAGGTCGCTTGCAAGGTCGTAGAGCATTGTTACTTCTTCTTGGTTGTGGGCTTCTTGGGTGCCGCCTCGGCCTTCTGTTTGCGGAGCTCGCCGCCGATCTGCTTGAAGAACGCGAGGACGCAGTTACCACAGCTCGTGTTAAGGTGGAAGCTCTTGCCGGTCACGCGCTCCCATATTGTCCTCATCTGCTCGAGGTCTGACAGCGCAGCGCCGCGTACATAGTCCGCGTCGATGGCGCGGGTGAAGTTGTCCTCGAACTGCGCGAGGAACTTGATCTCGTCGTTTGTGAATTTCTCCATAGTTGTAATTATTTGAGTTTGTCGATAAGTTTCCAAAGGTAACGCACCAGGGCGGCGATAAGCTCGCGTACTGCCGTGAGTATCTCACCCATGAGGCCGGTGCAGTAGGACACCAGCGCGAGGTAAGCAAGCGCCGGTATGGTGAAGTCATGCTCTACGATGAGGTAGACAAGGCCCGCCCAAAAGGTGAGGCACAGCGAGCAGTCCAGCGGCGGGACGTCGCCGATCTGAACGCCGAGCCATTTGCCGAGCCATTTCTTCCAGGTCTGCGTGAAGCCCGAAAGGTCGACGACAAAGACTATTATCGCCGCCAGGAGTAGTATGTCAATTAAGCAACGCATCGTTTATTATTTTTCGTATTCGGTTTAAATTCTGCTTGAAGGTATTACGGCTCACGCCCAGCATTTCGGCCGTTTTGCGGGTGCTTCTCACCTCGGCGTAGAGTATGAGCGTATTAAAGTCCGACGGGTCGAGCTTGGTCGCCATGATACGTTTTAGGCGTATCATTTTCTCGTCGTCCTGGGTGAACACGTCGAAGGCGAAGCTATACTCCGCTTTCGCCCGCTGGAAGATAGTCCTCGCGTCCTCCGTCGTCTCCGTTATGTCGAGTACCTTTGACCTCCTCATATAGCATTGGTTTTCTAAAGTCGTAGTAGAACTGCGAGGAGTCTGAAAAGTATTGGTTGCGTATGATAGCGCAGCAATAGCAGTTCACGCTCGTCTCGCCTTGTTCCCATATCTCGGTTATACGTTCTTCGTCAGTCTTGAGCAAGGCTTCGTAGACTATCTGCGAGAGGTCCTTCATCGTAGAGTCGGTGCGGTTAGTTATGTTGCGGACGAGCCTCTCGACCACTCCGCGCCGTGCAATTTCCGCGATGATTTCGGCCTTGTTCATTTCACTATTATAGGCCAAAAGCCGCTTGTTGGGTCATAGCCGCGTCATGTCGGCGTATTTTCTTGGGCTCGGGTAGAGCCTTCACGGTGAAGCCGTCGGCCTCCAGGTTGCGCTCAAAGAGGGCGCTGCGGTCGGTGCTGCGGTCGTAGAATATCGTGTAACGCTCGCCCATACTCTCGCGCTTGTCGCCGAGTATGTAGCCGCGCTTGAGGGCGTTACCTCGGTGGCATATCTGACGCTTGGTATAGGCGAACTGCGGGCAGAGTAAGCCGGTCTTTTGTGACAAGCCCATCTCTACGCGGCGGTGCTCTTTCCTCCATACCTCGGTACGGGCTGCGCTCTTACGCTTGAGGTAGGCGCGATACCCTCGCGGGTTGTTCTCCTTGAGTGAGCGTATTGGGCTGAAGCCCTCGGCCCTCTTGTGCTCATAGGCGGCCTGGCATTGTGGGCTCGGCGCTTTACCTTTGAGCGAGTCGTAGTAGCCGTTTTTCTTGCATATCTTCTTGACCTGGGCCGCGTGTTTCTTGAGTATGACCTTGCGGTTTTTGGTCAAGCCCAGCTCACGCTTAAAGCGCTGCATCGTGGAGAACGATATACCAAACCAATCCATAAGGACGGGGTTTAGCGTTATAGGATAGAGCCGACGAAACTCGGCCTCCAGCTCGGGCGTGAAGTAGAACTCCGTAGCGCCGTACTTGCCGCGACGTGTCGGCATGGTGTAGCGCTGCTTGCGTCCGCTACTGCCTTTTATCGGTGTCTTTGTATGATTAAAACTCATAAGCTATTGTTTTGTATTTGCACCCCGCCGCAGCTGGTCACGCCAAGTTACCAGGAGTGTGGATATTTTATTGTATGTCTACAAAGTCTATCATTAGCCACTCGTGCGTTGTCCCTTGCTCTATATCGCGGTGGTTGAACAGCCGGGCGTAGAGCCACGGCCATAGATCGTCAAGCCTGGGCCAGCGGGGAAACAGCGCCGTCGTGCTGGCGTGTTTCTCGTCTATATCCGGCAGCGGAGTCCCGAAGTCGTAGACGGGGTTTTTACAGCCCCAATCGCTGCGGTCGTTACCTCCGAAAAAGCGGATATAGGGAAATGTTGAGGGAAGGAACTCGCAGTACTTACGAAAACGCTCCTTTTGGAACTCGTCGGGGTGTTTGGCCTCCAGCACTACGCGGCAATAGTATGTAATACCTTCCTGACGCGCTGCCGAGTTTATGGCAAGGAGTCCGAAACCTACGTTATAGTCGGGGTCGTTGTACTCGATAAGACCATGACAAACAACGGGGCGGCCGCCTTTGTCAAACCTTACGCGGAGGTCAAACATTTGCGCCCCCAGGTCAAGCTGGCGGTTTATGTTCACGCGCTGGCACCTGGCCGTAATGGCGAGGAGGCGTCCCCACCACTTGCGCGGCGTGAGGTAAGTGAAGGTGTTGTGGCTTGCTAATCTCATAAGCTGATAGTTTAAAAAATTACGACCATAGACGGGAAGGGTGCGCCTTGTGGGCTTTCGTTAAAGTGCAGACGGCCTCGGATAAACCGCACCTCTTTTGTCTTGTGGTAGATATAATCGTGAAAATACGCCGTGTCCGTCCGTGCCGGTATAAGCATGACGACCAGCGTGTCGGGCTTTTGCGCCTCCTCGTAGCACTTGCGTACCCATGTACCGATAGCGCGGCCGTAGGGTGGGTTGCAAAAAACTCTCTGCCCCCCCCCAATTTTGGAGGAGGCCGTTCGCAGTCTGCGTGAAATACAAGGGGCACTTGTGGTTTTCGTCAGTCGCGCACGGGTCGAGGGTAAAGCCAAACTCCGCGTTCAGCTCGTCAAAAAACTTTTGAGGGGTGGCCCACTCGTTCGAGTTGGAGGAAAATAAAGCCTTATTCATACGTCAAAAAGTTGTAGTTGTGAAAATGTTTGCACCTTGCCGATGACAAAGTCGCAAATAAAGTTCCTGGCGTAGTCGGGGCTTATCATTGACCTATCTTCCGAACATATACCAGCTTTAATACCTGATTTGCTATTGCCGATATGTTTATGCTCCTTTGCTGTTTGCATTGTCAGTCCGTTGGTTGGCTCACAGTTGACAAAGAAGTACTGTGTAGGTTTGTTAAAGTAGTCGCCCCTTAGCGCCCGATTGCGGTCTATAATTGTAGCCTTGTAGGGGAAATTCTCTACAAGATAGTGTTGCGTTGCATAGGGGTTTTCCACAATAAGCCTCAATCCCCTTTGCTCGCAAGTCGCAAACATCTTTAAGCATAGTTCATAGAGGTATTGCCTATTTCTTGACCTCTCAATGATTGTATCGGCTTTACTCTTTGCTGACATATTTGCTAAGTTGCGGTGTTTGCCGGTGAAGTAGAGCTGATTGTTTTCGCAGAAGTAAATACAAGGGAAAAAGGCCATAATGAGGTCGTCAGGCGTAATATTGTCGAATAAACTCCCCCCCCCCTCGTAGGCGGTCTCAATCGCCGCAAAGAGGTCGTCGGTGTGGTCAGTCTGCCCGAAGTTGTCTTGTATGTCATAGTCCTCGGCCGGGATACCCAGCTTTATAAACTCGTTTTTGAACGTGCCCGACTGCTCAAAGAAACAATGTACTTTACCCTTTATCTCCATAGCTTACGGCTTTACTCTGATAGGAAAATCGGCGTAAGCCCACGCCAACAGCGCGGCGTCTCTGCCTTCCTGGTTGGTCTGTTTCGGTAGCCCACGCATGAAGTAGGCGGCCTCCTCGTGTGTTATCTTCCCGTCGCGACCCTTCCAGCACTTGCGTAAAGGTTTCATCGGTACGACCTCGAGACCGAAGTTCTCGGCGCACTCCTTAAGGTGTCTCGCGGTGGCATTACATAGGCCCACGCTCCGACCTTTCGCCGCGGCCACGGCCTTGCTGTCACGCGGGCTCATGTGCCAGTTGGTCGAGAGGTCGCTGTCCTCAATGACGACGACGACGTCCTTTCCGTCTGCCTTCATGGCAGCCAGCTCGGCAAAGCGGTCAACGACGTCGGGGAACGTGAGCGCCTCCACCTGGGTAAACTCACGCGCCTCGCAGTCCAGCAGAGCGACGCCGCTCTTTTCGACGTCGGGATCAATTCCGATAACGTAACCTTCACGCTTCATTGTCTCCGTCGCTCATTTCGGCCGGGGTGTTACCCTCGCCCTTTATGTTCATGACAATAACTGCGGCGACCATAGCGGAGAGCATGACCACGAAAGCCAGCGCTACCAGGGCGGCTAAAACGATACCGACCCACTTGAGAATAGATAACACTATCATACGGCAGCCTCCTCGTTGTCCTTGCCTATAACTCGGCGTACCTCCGTCAGCGTGACGGTGATACGGCCCACACTCAAGAAACGCGGAAGGGTTGCGTCCTTGAGCTTGTCCCACTCCGGCGAGAGAGTCACCGGCACAGCCTTAACCTTCAGCTCGGCGGCACGTTTCTCCACCAGCTGCTCGAGGTTGGCTTTCAATGTCTCGAGGTGCTCCTCTGCTACGATAGAGTGGCGAAACGTCTCGGTCATGGTCGGCCAAATATCGGCCTCGACCTTACGCAGCCCACCGGCGAAGGAAACCTCCGTAAAGAATAATTTACTCATAGTTGTATTTGTTTTTGGTTGTTTCATCTTCTGCTCAAAGCGGAAACACATATCCAACACGTCTTTATCGGGTGTGTCAAGGTATGCCTTGAGAGTCTTAATGCCGTGCAGTATCGTCGCATGGTTTTTCCCTAGCAGCTTGCCGATCCTGGGAGTTGAGCAGCCCGCATCATGCAGTCGTTTGTATATCATGGCGCGATAGATGGGTAGCGGGAACTCCCGCGAGCCGAGAAACTCCTCGCGGCTGCGCTTCGTCAGCTCGGTTATAGCTTGGAGCATTTGCTCCGCTTCTTCTGCATACGTTTGAGTGCTAACCGCGCCGTCCGCAACGCGTTCTCCTCCCGTAGCGTCGTGGGCTTGGGAAACGTAATCGACAGCAGCTTGAGCAAGCTGTCCGCGTCCTGGTTGCTGATATGTACCATTTGCCGAAGTCATTGTGCGAGTGAGTAACGGGTTACACGTTTGCCGTTGTCGAGTCTGATCGACTCGCCTTTTATTCTCATACCGCGCTCCTTGAGGTCAAGGATACGGCGGGGAAGCGACCAGCAGCCGAAAAGGTTGAGGGCCTCCATGCCGGTAATACTTTTACCGCTCTCCAGGTGCGCTTTAATTCGGGCGCATTGTGTTGCCGAGGACTCGGCGTTCAAGTTGATATTCTCCATTTGCTCGTTAGTTGTTAGGTTAGTGTATGTTGTTATTTGTTCTCTCTCTGCTGTTTTCGGTAGCGCAAGTTCTCACGGAGGAGTATGCACTTGTAGAACATATCGACGTCCGTGCTGTCAACCGGGAAGCGTACGCTTGCCATATAGCGCTCATACTGCTGTACCGCCTCGTCCTTTATCCATGCCAACGACTCGGGTGTGAAGGTGACGGTGTGACCGTGCTGCTGCATCATGTCGTATAAGACCTCGCCGAACTGCGGGAGGTGTATCGCGCGGGGATCGTACTCGGCCTTCAAGTCTTGCATCACCTCGCCGGTCTCGCAGAAGTAGTCGTATATCTCCTTCATGCGCTTGTTATACATAGCCTCGTTTTTCTCGACCTCGGTGGGCTCGCTCGGGTCGCGCTGGCTCTCCTTGTAGTTCTCCTCGTAGACCTTGAGGCGGTCGGGGTCGTTATGGTAGCCCTTAAGCCATATCTCGATATTGGCAAGGTTGACGAAGGTGTCCTTGCTGAACTCGCCGCGAGTACCGCAGTCGATAACGAGGTTAAGTTCTGATACCGTTATCCTGGGGTAGCGCTTGTCGAGTAGCTCGGCCAAGCCGTCACGGGTGAAGTAATACACCTCGCCGGACTTGGTCGCCATTTGGCCCTTCATGTTATAGGCGCGGGCGATTACACCCTCGACGACGTTAATCTTTTGGCTGGGCGGGAGCGAACTCCATACCAGGCTGTCGCTCATAGCCTCAATAATCTCGTTTCTATCCATAGCTCGTTATTTGTTGTTGTTTGCTGCTTCCCTCTTGCGTCTCTGACGTTCGGCCTCCAGCTCGGCGTCTATCTCACGCTGGCGACGTATCTGCGCGTTCATGGCCTTCACATACTCGGACTCCTCGGAGTCGCCGCTGCTGGTATCCTTCACCCAAGCCGCCTCGAAGCCGAGCCAATTATGCTCGATCATGAGCCGGACAACGTCCTCGAAGGTTGCGCCGGGTCGCGCGTCCATGTATTTCTTTGCCTCGCTCTCTATACGCTCAAAAGCTGTTATAGTGCTGGGAGCTCTCCTCTTGTTACGGATAGCCATATAGTCGCTTGCTATCTGATTACTACAACCTCTATCTATTAAAGCCTTTTTAAAAACGAATTTTAGGGACGAGCTCTGCTCGGCTTTTTCTTGTTTATTCTTTTTCTCTATATCTTTATTTTCATCTATATTTTCTTCTTTATTTTCTTTATCTTCTTTATTGGTACGTTTCGTATCCGATTGTATACGGTCGTATACGTTCGTATTTTCCGTATTCCAACGCTTACTAACGTTTGCGCGGTTTTTCTCGCATTTCTCCTGGTACTTCTGCTCGTCTATATCTATCTGCGCCTTCAGAAACATAAAGGCGACGGAAGGCCGCTCCGGCGTTATACCGTCAAAGGCGTAACCGCATAGCTCACGGATAGCCCCGCCCAGCTCCGAGTCGCTCATTTGCCGGAGGGCCGCCCATTGTGTAGCGTAGAGTAAAAAGCCTTTTTTGTCCATTGTTTGAAAAAGAAGCCCCAATCTTTCACCACCCGACGCGACCAGGTGGTTACTCAAAAGGGGCTTTTATAATCTATTGCGGTGTGTCGCGTACACCCTTCAAATCAAACTACACGGCAAATGTAAACTATTGTTTTATCATTTGCAAACTATTGTACGATTTTCTTTTCAAATTATAGTTTTATCAAAACGGCGCGTCACTTGCTCCGTTCTCCTTCTTGCCGCCTCCGAGTAGTCCTACCTTGTCGGCTCTGACGCTCCAGGCGGTGCGCTTCTTGCCCTCCTTGTCCTCATACTCGCGGCTTATCATCTTGCCCTCAACGAGTACGCTCGTGCCTTTGGTGAGGTACTGCTGGAGTCCGGCAGACTTGCAGAAGTAGTCCACCGTAAACCAATCCGTCCGCTCTTGCTGCTGTCCGTCCTTGTCCTCCCATTTCTCCGATACGGCGAGGTTGAAGGTCAGAACGTGGCCGCCGTTGTTCAAGTCCTTGTTATCTGCGTCCCGGCCGAGGTTTCCGACGAGGACGATCTTGTTAAATGCTGTCATAGTGTTTGCTTGTTATTTGTTGTAAAACTTCTTAATCGTGTCGCTCAAGTAGTCAGCCAGGAGGCACGGCGTATTATCCGACGCCTCGAGGCCGGTGAGCTTGCCGTCATTTACCCGTATGCGGATAGTGTAGTATTGGTCGCTCATTTTCTTACGGTTATTTTTAATGACTCCTTGACGGGTGAGGTCTTGAGGAACTGCGCGTATATATCCGGGTGTGACTCCTTGAGCGCCTTGCCGTCCAGCGCCTCGCGGGTGGTGGCGGCTACGCGGGTGATAAGTACGCGCCCGTCCAGCTCCACCTTGTCGCAGTTGTTGTCACGCATGAGGCCGAGTATCTTCTCCTTGAGCTCGTCGCGCTGGGCGGTCATGGTCTTAATTTGCAGCTCCATGTCGGCTATTGCATCGGCGAGGGTTGTAACCTCGGCCGGAACGTCGGCGGTTTTGTTCAGAGTGCAAGGGAGGTTATTTGCATACTCGTAAATGAGCTGCTCGATCTCGGCGGGTGAAATACGTTGTATCGGCTTAATATCGCCCGCGCCATGACGTACCCACACGCCCAGCAGAGAGTCCACCGTAAGGCCGGGGTTTGCCTTCTCAAAGAGGTAGGCGTATGTCGATAGCTGCCAGCTCAAGTACGTCTTGTCAAGTCCTCCGTAGGTGGTCTTTATATCCGCAAGAACTACCTCGCCGTTCTTGTCGGTAAATACCAGGTCGATAGACGAGGCTATCGTCTCGTTGTCGCTGACAAGATACTCCGACTCCTCGAAGTTGAGACCGGCCGACTCTATCATAGTCTTGTAGACACGCAGCTCGTCGCTTCCGTCCTCAATGCCGAGGGTATGGTACAGCTCGATAGCTTCATGTACTCCCGATCCGTAGGCGGCGGCCTTTGCCAGCACGTCCTCGCTGATACCGGCGTACTTGTCCTTGAACAGCATAGCGGACAGCATACTCGTCACGCCCTTAAGTTCCTTGTCGCCCAGGTGGTAGGTGTGGGCCTCCTGGTTGAATACGACCTCCGATTTTGTAAGTTGTAGCTTCTTCATATTGTAGGTTGTTATAGGTTAGAGTCCGAGTTCCTTGCGTCGTGCGCTGAAATCTCCTTTTATCTGATCGTGGGCCTCGGGCCAATCGTTCCAAATCTTGAGGAGCTCCTCCTTTGTCTTGGCTTCCTTTATGAGCTGCTTGACCAGGTAGAGGTCGTCGTTACCTTCTGCCGGTACGGGAGCGGGCGCTGCCTTCTTGGGCTTGCTGACCTTTGCGGTCACCTCCTCGGGTGTCTCCTTGTCGGGGTCGGCTATATCTTTAGTCGGCACGAGGAACATTTGCATAAGGACGTACTTCAAGGCGATAGACTTTGTCTTGTTGTAGCCCTTGTCGGCGTTGTCTGCGGCCTCGCCCCAGCCGTCAGCCTCGACAAAGCTGCCGTCCTCGGTGCTGATAAACTTAAACTCCATGTGTACGCGGGTGCGGAATTGTAGCTTAACCTCGCCTCGGCTATTCTTCACCTCGTAGCTCTCCTGGATATGCTCCAGCTCGTGCGGGAGGATAATAATACCGTGTTTGGCGAAGCTGTTGTGCAGCTCGTTCATAAAGTCCTCGATACCTCGGAACATGAAGCCCTGCTGCTCATTTTTACGGGTCTTGTCGATAGCGGTCACTTCTTTCATGACCTCGCCCAATTTGCTGTAAATAGTTTCCATATCTGCTCGTTATTTGTTGTTGATTATATACTCGGGGTAGTGCTTGTAGAACAGCAGAAACGACACCGTGACGTTAACTGCGATAGTCAGCAGACACCAACCGTTCTCCAGGTTGAGGACACACGGCAGCACAAAAAAGCTGACGATTAAATAAATAGCTGAAAAGGTTTTCATTTTGCTCGTTGTTGTTAGTTGTTAATAGGTTGCCCTCCAAATTCGGAGGAGTTGGTCGCCTCTGAAATACGGGCGGCCGTTGACTTTGTTAGTACCGGGAGTTATGCCGAAACGTCCGGCGTACTTGTATAGCGTCCGCGTGTCGCAAGCCATGAGGCGGGCTGACTGCGCGAGCGTATAGCGTCCGTCGCGTGATACTTTCGGCGTCTCCGTTGTCATGCTGTACGCAGTACGTTAATACTTGGGTACTCGCGTGTCACCTTAAAGGTTGCGCCGGTCTCCTTTTTGAGACGTGAGGCAGCTACACGCACCGAAATCTCGCTCACGGAGTCCATTTTCAGACTCACTTTGTCGCCGACACCGAGGCGCTCGAGTGTGGCCTTAACTTTAATTTTTGTTTGCACTTTCATAAGCATAAATTTGTTATCTTTGCACTTGCTTTTGTAATAATAGTTGTTTATTACGAAGGCAAATATAAACACATAGTTTTATACTATCAAACTTTTTGCATACTTTTTTGCAATTATTTGTCATTTTCCAATCGAACAACAATTTTAAACGAGCAAAATGAGTACCGTAAACTTGAGCAGAATTAAGGAAATAGCCGAGGAGAGAAGGGTAACGCTGGCCGACGTGGCACGAGCTGCCGGCATAACCTCGACCGGCTTGAGCCGCTTAATGAGAGAGAACAAGACGAGAGTCGACACCTTGCAGAAAATATCCGACTTCCTGGGCGTTCCTATTACCTCCTTTTTTAATAGCGACCCGATCCCTCCGCTTCAAACCGGCGCGGGAAACGTGGGCGCTGCCGGCATAAACTTCTCCGTCAACAGCGACCAAAATATAAGCCGCGCCCTTGACATTTTGGAGGGTCAGCTCCGCGCAAAGGACGAGCAAATAAGCGGACTCATTAAGGCCCTCAATAAGTGAAAATCTGACCGAAAACGTGAGAGAAACGTGAGACGCTGAAAGTGTGTGAACGTGAGTATCTGACCGTCAATAACTTACGCGGGGCGCTGGCACTCCTGGGGGGCGTGTGGTCGCTGGTTCGAATCCAGTCACCCCGACTGATTAAAAAGCGCTTCGAGAGTCACTTGAGGCGCTTTTATGCTTTCAAAGGAGTACGGCATTTGCCTACATTTTCGCGCAGTTTTACGCACAAAAACGTGAGAAGGACGTGAGACAATGAAAACGAGGTTATACCTGGATACGAGGAAAGGCGGCGAGCCGTTCCCGCTCTCGCTGATCATAAGCCGGAAGGGGCAGTCTGCGTACATAAACCTCGGCGTCTCGCTGACGGCCGAACAATGGAACGCGGAAGCCCGCACGGTTGCCGTTCTGCCGCCGAAGCGGTGGCCGCAGCGTGATATGGTGCGGAACGTGATCGACCGCAAACGCACGGCCATAGAGACAACCTTAATGAGTCTTGAGGTTGACGGACGGCTGCACGGACTCACGGCGCTCCAGGTGCGCGACCTCGTGCTGCGTGAGCTGGGCGGTGACTCAACGGCGCCGGTCTTGTTCATGGACTATTTTGCCGAGGTGGTGGGCCGCTATACGGGACGTACCCGCGAACTCTACCAGGCGACGCTCACAAAGATAGAGCAGACCATACCCGAAGCCCACACCCTCACCCTGGACGATATAACTCCCGCGTGGCTCACTCTGCTCGACAAGCGCATGAGCCGGACGTCACCGGCGCGGAACGCCCGAAACATACACCTCCGAAATATACGCCGCGTCATGAACTGCGCGATAGACGACGAGCTCACGCATAACTATCCGTTCCGCAAGTTTAAGATACGCAGCGAGGAGGCCGATCCGAGAGCGTTGACGCTCGACCAGCTGCGCGAGTTCCTGGCGGCCGACGTAGACGGCTACCTCGCCGAATACCGTGACGTCTTTGAGCTGTCTTTGTATCTGCTTGGGATCAATCTCGTAGACCTCGCAAATCTGACGCGAGAGAGCATAAAAGGCGACCGCCTTGAGTATGTACGCCGCAAGACGAAAAAGCGGTACAGCGTCAAAATTGAGCCCGAGGCGTGGGCTATTATAGAACGACACCAGGGCGAGGCGTGGCTGCTTGATATTCACGACCGATACAAGAACGTCCACAACTACCTCAAGCACATAGACGCGGGCCTCAAGAAGATATTACCCGGCTATCCGTTCGACCAGCTTACGACGTATTGGGCGCGTCATACGGTCGCTACCTTAATGGTCAACGAACTCGACACACCGATAGAAACCGTAAGCGCTGCGCTGGGTCATAGGTACGGCTCCAGGGTGACGGCGGTATATGTTCACTTCGATAGGCAGAAGGTGGACGCTGCCAACCGCCGACTCATAGACCTCATAAAACAACGAGCCGCCGGTGACGAGCATGACACCGACGGCCCACACGGCCGAGGTCGTGTAACAACAGCACAAAGGTAGTAAAACCTTCAGAACTTGCAAACGGAGTTATCCCCCACAAATAAACAAGGGCCGCCCTCACGGGTGGCCCTTACTCACGTTTTATTACTAACCAAATGTTACAAAATGAGCTTCAGTCGTTTTAATACCAACCTAATTACAATACCTAATATGAAACCTATACCTATAAGCATGAAAGTCTTTTGTAGCCACGTCTGCTTATGGTCTACCTTGACAATCTCCACCGGGTACGGAACTGCCACACTATCCACGCGTACAATAGTGTCGGTGGTGGTGATATAACGAAACCGATAGCGGTCGCGGTACTCCGTGACTCTGATCGTGTCGCCCTTCTGCACTTCCTTAATGTAGACCGAGTCGCGTATGTAGGACGTGTCGCGGCTCTCCTTGTATATGTACTCCGTCTTGGTCTCACCCGGAACGGGAACGTAGACGGTCTTGCATGAGCAGACAAAGAACAGCAGCAGAAGGCCCGATACAATAATAACGAGCAAATACATAGCCATACGGCCGCCTTCGTTGTTGTTACTTGCTGTTGCCATAGTTAAGCGGTGTAATAGTCCCACATACAATTTGCGGGCAAGCCCACGCGCTCGCCCATGTCGATATGAACGAAAGTCTTGCCGATACCGATGCGTGTAATACCGCACTCGAGCGCGGCCTTGACGATCTTGAGCCGGTTAGCCGAGGTGTTACAGCGGAAATCCACCGCAAGGCCGTAGGTGTGGGCTGAATTACCCGAGCGGCCCTTCTTCTTGTCGTATGCCTGGGAGTGGTACGCGCAGTTGATAACGAGCGGTATGCCAGCCTTGCGGCGTATATCGTCCATGACGTCGAGGAAGTCCTGATCCATGCTCTCGCGGTCACAAGGCGGGTCGCACTTGCGGAACTCCGACTCGGAGAAGTAACGGCTCTGCTTCATTTTTTCTCCTCCTCTTTTTCGCCTTCCTTCTGCTTACGGGTCGCTTCTATCGTGGTGTCTCCGTGCGTTATCTTGACGCTCTTTGACATACCGATAATTTGCGGCACTTGAGCCAGCACGGCGAAACCTAAAAGCATACCTACGGCGGTGAGTACCGAGCCGTCAATCACACCCGTAGGAGGGACAAAGAAACCTCCTACAAACAAACCTATCGAAGTCACAAGACACACCCAAAACTCTATACGGTTGCGTGTCGCTTTTCTTTCCTCGTCAGTCATTATTTTACTAATTGCTTAACTATACCTTTATAGGCGACGCCGCTTTTTTGGGTCAAGTAATCCATACTTTTCGCATATCCTTTGCCGGTGACGGTAGCCTTCGTTTGCGACGAAGCAGACGCGGCGGCGATCGAAGTGCACGAACTCGGCCCAGCGCTTGTCGAGAGCGTCGGCCATATCATAGGCAATAGAAAAGCCGTTTATATTCTTGAATATCCCCGTATAAGAGTTGAGCGAGGCGAGTAAGGCGTCAATACGCGATTTTCTCACGCAGTATTTGAAGCTCTGAACTTTTGCCATAGCCCGCAAGACCGTACGGCGGTTGGGGTAGATACGGTCGAGTTTTATATGAGTACCGAGGCACTCGACGCCCTTTGTGTAATGCTGGCAGTAGAATTTCTTCTCGTTGAGGTGAGCGCCCAACGCGGCAAGCCGCCGCCGAAGCTCGGGGATAAGGAGCAGCGCGTCTTTGCTGTGAGTGATTATAAACATGTCGTCGACATAACGCTCGAAGCGTATCTCGGGTATAGACATAAACCACTCGTCTATTTCGTGAAAGTAGTAGTTGACAGCGTTCTGCCAAATAAGGTGGCCTATCGCTGAGCCGATCCCGTCCGGCTTATTAAATAGACTCTTTTCGGGCGGTATCATTTTCCACTCGTCAAACCTTGACTTTCTAAAACAATGGTGGGTTGGGTAGGAGAATATGCAGATGCTAAGCATATAGATAAGCTCGTCCTTGTCGCGCCCGTGATAGTCGTTAAGTATCACCTCCTCAAGCTGTTTGTACGCCACGTCCTGGATAATGTTCGGGAAACAGCCCGATAAGTCAAGCTTTATTATCCAGGCGTCACGAGTGAAACCTGCGCTCATTTCGTAGATATCGGAAATAACGGCGCTCTGACAAGCCGTTTGTCCCATACCTACGCGGTTATTGAAAGTGTGGCGGCTCATTTTCTTCTCAAGAAGCGGCCGCAGTCTGATATTCAGGTAGTGGTGGAGTATTCGAGTAGACATGTCCGAGGCAAACACCTCGCGGGGTTTCGGAGTCTTGCAGATAAAAGTATATGCAGTTGGGCGGACACTACGGGATAATACTTGATGATAGAGCCGTAGGAGTTTCGAGTGCCAATGCAGCTCAAACTCCACCTGGTCCGGGCTGCGTTTCTTGTTTCCACGCGCTACCATGTAGGCGTGAATTAAGTCCTCTATCTCTATCATGGCTTATCGTTCAGTTCGCAACGGGGACACAACGGTTTGTGTTATACATGTTGTTGTTGTTGAAGTATCCGTTGTTGCCGTTAGCGTTCCAGCCGTTGTTGGTGTTATAACGAAGGCAACTCCAAAAGTTGGAACTCCCCGAGCGCGTATCTTGCTGAAAGGTGTAAATGACACCCGCGCTCCTCTAAACAATGTCAGTCTGCCGTGACCTCAATCGGTCACGATCTTGCCCTTTATGAGACTTGCCCGCCACTTGCATATATCCTCGTCGATCATGGCAATTAACTCAAAGACGTCTATCTTCATGCTGTTCACTCCTTCTTTCGGCGCGGGAAATTTTATAATGTTTTCCTTGACGATAAAATCCATGTCAGCCTTGAGAACTTCAAACCAGCCTATACACTCGTTAAGGTACGGGATACGCTGGTCTTTTACCATGAAGGCGAGAACAAAACAACGCATCATATTCATATTTGCAGTCATAACCGGCGTTCCGTAAATGATACGCTCGGCCTTCTGCATCATAAATTGACAAGTATATAATTTCTCGCGGAGTGTCTTGATATTGATATATAACGAACTTTCAGCTAACTGCATGAGAACGTATTAAAGGGAGAGGAACGGAGTCCTCTCCCAAAGGGTTAAACTTAAAGATTAAAGAGCGCAACGGGGACACAACGGAAGGTGTCATACATGCCGTCGCTGCTGAAGAAGCCGTAGTTGCCGTAAGCGCTCCAGCCGCCGTAGGAGCCATAACGAAGGCAACTCCAAAAGTTGGAACTATTAGATATAGCCGTGCCGTTAATCTTATAGAGTCCCTCGTTCAGTACGTCGGCATTACGCGAGCCGGACGTTCCGTACTGAATTGAAACGAGCACCTTTGCAAGCTCCTCGGTTGTCGGCAAGTGGAACGTACCCTTCGGCAAGCATACGGTCGAAATCTCGTTGCAGTAGTCAGCGCCGGCAAACATAGGCGCGGGTGTGAGCTGGGTTGCCGAGGTGTACTTGTGGCTTGCCATAGTCTTGCAGATAGCAGCGCCGTCCTTTATACCCATATTTCCGAAGTCGGTAGGATATACCGGGAGGCAAGACTGCATATACTTGAGCCAGCCGTTCTCGCCCTCGCCATAGGTGGCGCGAAGCAGAGCGCAGTGATCCTGGTTGTCGCTTGAGTGACCGAGGTAGTTAGTTAAGTTAATCGGATAAGTAGTTCTTACCGAGGTCAAGTCGACGGTAGTATTACCCTCATAACTTGCCGTGCCGGTTGAAGCGCGGTAATAAGCGATAGCGCGGTAGAACGATGAAATCGCGCCCTCACCTCCAGCGCCGCCGTGCTTACGTCTCATATTTGCAAGCGCCGTAATGTCGGGAAGCGAGCCCGAGAGGGTGAAGCCTTCGGAGGCGCTGTTGCTATACTGACGATAGTCGGAGGCGTTACAATGCAGTACCACGTTATCGCCGTCGAGGGTGGCGTACCAATCCTGGGCGGTGAAATCGGTGTCAGCGGCGAACGCGGCGTTCAGCGCAGCGATAAGCTCGTCCTTATCCGAGGCGGTGTAAGTGATAGTTTTTGTTATTGTGCTCCATGAAGCGGACGCGAAAGCGGCGGTAATCTTACCCGAGCGCTCCGTGCCGTCGAGGGTGTAGCCGGTCAAGTTCCAATAAATGCGATTATTAAACTTTTTGTCGGCCGAGTTTTTGTAAACATAGAGCACCTTCTTGCCGGTGCGGCTTGCAACGACACCTATACGCTCATAGGTGTCGGACAAGGATACGTCCTCGAAAGACGCAAGGGTTATAAAACCCAGCTTGCCGGTACTCTTGTTACCGACCACGATATCGCCTCTTTTGGGCAATTTTGTAAATACGTTCTTATCCATAGTTTAATAGTTTAGAAGTTTACCCAAGTGAGACCCATGTTGCCGTTTCTTACGGCGGTGTAACGGCCGTTGCTCTCTGCGGATACGTTGATATAAGTCTGACCGAGAGCTGACGGTGTACCGTTCCAATCGTAGCCGCCGTCGGCGAGTGATATCCAGTTACTCGGAGCTGTTCCGTCCGTCGGAGCGCCGCTACCGAACAATATCATAGGCTGACCGCATAACAGCGGTATAGTCTCGTTGTCGCGCTCGCCCTCGGTGTCAGCTATTAAGCTGTCGACGTCCTCGTCAAGAGCCTCCAATTTAGCTACACGGTCAAGCAGCGCGTAAATGCTGTCGGGGATACCCTGGTAGTATGAGGTCGAAATAACGAAGTCGCCACTCTCGCCGGTGAGGTACTCGATACCGAAGTCGTTAGGAGCGTACTCGTTAGACTGCGACACCTCGCCGGTAACAACGTCATTAAGCTCGTACTTAACGGTCTTGTTGGCGGTTGCGTTGCTGTCCTCAAACGATACGGTAGTACCGTCCACGTTGAAAATTTGAGTACCGTCCATATCCTCTACCTGGCCGTCGGCTTTCATAAGTCCGTTTGTGGCCGGTATCTCTGCGGTGTGCAGATACCTGCCTTCGCCCAAGTCCTCGTTAGTCCATACCGGGGTGATAGCAGACACGCGGCGATACCACCTTGCTACGTTAGAGCTGAACACGATCTCGTCGGATAAAGTACCTACGGCCAGCATTTTGTCGCTCACGGAGCTGTGAGAAGCTACGAGCGCGGAAATAACCGACGCGAGGTTAACTGACGACGGGGCTGCATACTCCTCGAATAAGTTGTAATTGGTAGACCATGCGATACGAGCGCATACGTCAGCGGCGTCAGCACCGAGGTCGGACACGATGAAGTAACCAATACCCGAAGAAGGATAAAACCACTCGGAGTGGCCGGCGAACTGATAAGGATTAACGGCTACACCGTCGCTCGCGCTTGACGGATAGGTCTCTGAAAAACGTACGGTGGGCTTTATGTTCTGCCCCTGGCGATTGACAAAGAGAATACCGTTTGCCTCGTCTGCCGTACCATAAGAGCCTTGTACCATTTTGGGAACTATAAACACATAAGCGCCGCCTACGGTTGCGCTCGGGTTGAGCTGGTTGCCGCCCGAAGCCATGAGAGCCGTTGCCTTGAAAGCGCCCTTACTCTGCAAGCGCAGAATATACGCACCCTTTGAGGTGTCGATAGACAGCGAGCCGCCGGTGGTGCGTACGGGTGTGCTCCACTCGTCGACAACCTCCATTTGCTGACGTGCAGCCCATGAGGCGAGGTTGTCGGCCAGCGCTACCTTGCCGTCTTTCAGTTGTTCAGTCCCGATCTTGCCGTCGGGTACGTTGACGTCGTAAAGCACTCCGTCAACCTGGATTTTCTTTAAATCTGACATATTCTTGAGTGTTAGTTGTTTAACGTATGCCGGTGGTAAGTACGAGGGTGTCGTCGCTTACGTCCATGCGTATAAAGCGTACGCTCGAGGCTATCTTATCCTCCTCGACCGCGCCGTCGGCTATCTTCTGCGTAGTGACCGCACCGCCCGCGAGTTTTGAGGTCTCGACGGCGGCGTCCTTAATCTTGGCTGTCTCTACCGCGTTCGATGCAATCTTACCCGCTACGACGGAGTTGGAGCCGAGCTGGTCGCTACCTACCGCGCCGTTGTTTATCTTGGCCGAGGTGACGGCTTTGTCCTTTATCTTGGCGGTCTCCACGGCGGCGGTGTCAATCTTGGCGGGAGTTATAGCACCGTTGGCTATCTTACCCGTAACGACCGAGCCGTCGGCGATATTCTCGTCGGTGACAGCGTCCGCGCCCAGCTTGTTATGAGTGACAGCGTAGTCGGCTATCTTGGCGGTCTTGACGGCTGCGTCCTTGATAGCGCCGCTCTCTACGGCGTTGCCGGCTATCTGCATAGGGCCGACGGCGGCGTCGCCTATCTTGTCCTGGGTGACAGCTCCGGCGGCGATCTTGCCGGCCGTTACTGCGGCGTTTGCAATCTTACCGCTTGACACGCTGCCGTCTGCGAGCTGCGGGCTTCCGATCTTCCCGTCCTTGACGTTGAAGTCGTAGGTCTGCCCGTTTACCTCAAATTGCTTTATATCCATAGTGTTAATAATTTACGATTATCTTCTCGTCTGCCACACTCACGCCCGCCTGGTCTGCAAATATGAGCTTGTCGTCGAGGACGTAGGGGCGCGGGTGTTCTACGCCGAACTCGGTAAATTTGTCGTCTACCTCGGCCTCGGTATAGTATGCCTCCTCGAGCTTGGCCGGGGTGATAGCGCCGTCGGCTACCTTTGCGGTTGTCACACCGCCGTCGGCAATCTTGCCGCTGGTGACAGCGCCCGCTGCTACCTTCTCGGTGGTTATCGCGCCGGTGGCAATCTTGCCCGTAGAAACAGCTCCGTCGGCAATCTTGCCGCTGGTGACGTTGCCGTCTGCTATCTTGGCGGTCTCGACTGCACCGTTTGCAAGTTTCGGGGTGGTTACGCTTCCGTCCGCGAGGTTTTCAGCAGAAAACGCACCCTCGGCGAGCTGGTCAGAGCCCACAGCTCCGGCGGCTATCTTGTCAGAAGTAACTGCGCCGTCCTTTATGTTAGCCTCCTCGATAGCGTTTGTGGCTACCTTTGCGTGAGTGATAGCACCGTCCGCAATCTTGGCAGGACCCACAGCGCCCGCTCCAATCTTGCCCGAAGTGACTGCGCCGGTGGCTATCTTGCCCTCGGTTATCGCTCCGTTCTCAACCTTTGCGGTGGTGATTGCTGCGTCCTTTATCTGCGCGGTATCGACAGCCTCGTCTGCGAGCTGGCCGGTATCGACGGCTTTGTCGGCTATTTTGCCGCCCGTCACGGCCTTATCGCCGAGCTGGGTAGTACCTACGGCCTTGTCGTCAACCTTTGCGGTGGTGACGGCCTTATTTGCAATCTTGCCGGTGCTGACTGCACCGTCTGCAATCTTGCCGCTGGTCACATTGGAGTCGGCTATCTTTGCGGTAGTGACTGCGCCGCCCGCGATCTTGTCAGCGGTGACGGCTGCGTCTGCCAGGTTGTCGGTCTTGACTGCACCATTTGCAGAGGAGAGTATGTTAAGCGTAACCTTCTCCCAGCTTGAGGTGAATATGAGCAAGGCGACCTCACCGGCGTCAAGGGTAGCACCGCCGAAGTGGGTGTAGTTGCCCGGCTCGGTGGCTATATAGATAACCTTTGCGTCGGGTGTGCCCGGATCGGTTGCGGGTGAAGCCACGCCGCCCGCCTGGTAATACTCGCCCAGCGCGTCGGTCATGTTCAACAGCACCTCCTGGAGCAAGTCGCCCGTAATGGCTTGTGTGCCGTTCTCGTATATCGTCTGCTCGATATACTCTTTAAGTGTTGCGTATTGTGCCATATCTTACTGAAATAATTGTTCACAGTTCGTATCGTCGGGGACGGTCAGCGTAACGGTGCAGTAGACACCGGCGCACTCGTCCGCGAAACGCTCGGTAAAAGGCTGGAAACGTGCCTCGCTTACTGCAACATAAGAGGACAGCGAGCGGAGTATGTTACCCAATACCTGGAGGCCGACGCTTTGTATCTCGGTCTTGTTCTTTTGGTCTGCCGTGAGACGGTCGACGTAGAACAAATTAAAAGTGTAAGCGGTCGTGCCGTTGTATATGTCCTTGACGTGCTGGCCTTGTGTCCAGGCAAAGACGCCGTACATGACGGCCGCCCGCTCGTTGAGCTGGTAGACGTCGTTCGGGACTATCTCGTTTACCTGGGGCTGCTTGATAGCCACGTCCTCGAGTTTCTTTATAAGGTCTAAAAGTGTCATTTTTTACCTCTTGGGCCGCCCAGCCAAATGCCGCACGATGCAGCGCTTTTTAGGGTGGCGTGTATCTCGTTAGCCTTCTGCTGCGTCAGTTCCGGGTAGTCGCTCTTGTTGGCGAGGAGGAAGTTCTGAAGCAGTAGGCAGTAATAGTCCGCACGGCTGACGTAGTAGTCACGCTGGAGGACGATCTCGTTGTAGGTGGCGTTCTGCACGTTGTCGTCGCTCGTTTTCACGAGTCCCATGTTAGCGACCTTGTACGACACCTTCGGGATAAGCTCGGCGACGGTTTTATATGCCAGGTAATACTGAATTTTGCCGAGCAGTTTCTTATACTGCGGGTTGCCGCCGGTCTCGGTCTCGAAGTCGTCGTTAAAGTCTGCCGGAGCAAACGCACCACGGAAGGCGTTGTTATCGACGCACCATTGGAGCTTGGCCATGAGCTGATCGCCGATAATTTCACGCAAGTATATATCCTGGGCCTCGCGCATAGCGGGGAGGAGGTACTTGCTCTCCACGTTGTCGCTGATAGCGGTCAGCTCCTTGACGGTATCCTCGCTTGTTAATAGTACTTCCTTTACTGCCATAGTTACTGCACGTTTGTATTAGGGTCGTCCAAAGAGAACGGGTCTATAACGAGGCTGCCGTCTTGTTCGAGGACGCGGTCAAAGGCGTAGACAATACTCTGCTGGATCGGACGCACCACGGTACGGTTAAACAGCTTGAAGGCGCTGTCGTACTCCTCGCTATTAAAGCCGTTAGACTCGGTGGCAAGGCCGAACAAGTTGGGGTTGGCGCGGAACGCCTTATATATGGCGCGTTCACAATGTTTAGCCAGCGTCTCGTACTTCTCGCCGTAGTCGGCTACCTCCATTTTCTGCAAGGTGGTCGCGGCGTCCTTTGTGTCGTTCCAGGAGAACATGATACGACCCGCGTTACTCTTGCCCGCAAACTTCTCGTTAAACTGCTTTTCTATCTCCTCCTTTATCGCGTCGGTGGGCCGTCCGTTGTTGAAGTTCACGATATACGAGCCCATGAAGCCGTTGTTTATGTTATTGAGGTGGAACTCGTCGATAGAGCGCTCAACCTCGCAAGACTTGACGGCTGCACACCATAACGGCTGGGGGTAGGTGCTGTCGACCTCACCCTTGTAGTAGAGTATGCTTGTAGGCTCTTTGCTGTCGGGTATGAACTTGGGATATTTGACGGTCTTGACGTTGCCGCCGTTGCCCTTCCACTTCTCCGAGTACCAAAAGACCTCGTTTTCTTTGTCAGAGCGCAAAAAGCGCATATTGACGGGATAAATCTCGGCGATATTACCCGCGTTGTCGCGTATCACCTGGAGCGCAAAGCCGCCATACTGCACGGCGTTATAGGCGAGGGCCTTGACGATCTCGTGAGCCGTCTGCCTTTTCCTATTCATGAAACGCTGCTCGTAAAGCGGACGCGCAGAGGTCGCACCGTTACCGGCGACGTAGTCAGCCGTGCCCGTAATAACCGAGTGGAGGGTCGTGCAATTATTGAACAGCTCGACCAGGTACTCGGGGTATAAATTCTTGTCACCCCAAAGGATATACTCCTTGCCGCTGGTTTTCTTCTCCTCGGGTGAGACGATGCAAGTCTCGATGAAGGGGTCGAGTGCCAGGAAGGAAAACGGGGTCGCTTTTTTCTCGTTGTCAGCCATTATATTGTATTGTCTCTATTTTCTCCTTATACTCTACGCGGGTGGGCTTCATGTCTGCCTGGCCCACCTGGGCGAGTCCGAAGCTGACGACGACGTCGCCACATTTGAGGGTGTAGGTATACTGCCCTTTGTCGGGCTTCTTCTCAAACGTGATACTCATTGTTAACACCATGCCGTTAACGACCGGCGCGGGCGCAAAGTTGTAGACCGTGCGGGTTATGCCGTTGGAGAGCTTTAACGCCCACACGCCCGAGGAGGGTATCGCCTGGGGTCGGGGTATCGTCACGCTCTGCGCTGTCGTCGTCTGCTGGAAGTGTATCATGTCGTCGTTTTCTCTCATATAGGAAAAGCCCGAAAATTGGGTCAAAAGAAAAAGCCGGGGCGCTGGGGCCTCGGCTCTCTCCTATCAAAACAAGTCCTCTTATACGGGGATAGTAGCAGTAACCTCGTAGGGGTACAGCAGAGAGTTGTCGGTGAGCTGTAAGCCGTAACGGTTAGCGTCGCTGAACGCCTTACCGCTGCCGCTCTCGCCGCCGGTAGCGGTGACGGGGTTATCCTTACCCAAGTACCACTTCTTACCGTTGTTGTCCTCGTAGATTACAACGAGGTCGCCGAGTGCGAGCGCGTTCATCTCCAGGCGCTTCGTAGTGTCCTGCTTGGCGAACTGCATTGTCAATACTGACTGAACGTAAGCCGCGCCGTTCTCGCTGTTGAACTGCGGGGTACTAACGACCTCGGCAGTCTGCGGGCGGAAGTTATACTCCTTGAACTTCGCGGAGCCGACCATTGTTATCGCGGTGATGATGTCGCTCGCAATAGTCAGAGAACTCACGTCGTCGAAGTTGGCGATCCAAGCCTTCTTAACGCCGCCTATACTGTTAGCGCAGTCCCTTGCAAGTCCCGATAAAGTTTGTGTGCAAGCCATATTATTACTTTTTTTGTTGTTCGTAAATATGAAAGGGCGGGCGGAAGGCCCACCCTTTCGTTATCACTCACTTACCGCGGGTTAGCCCTGGGCGGTGTTAGTTGCGATAGTTGCCAGGCTGACGATAGACTGCGCGGGGCTGACGGGATCGGCCTGCATTGTACCAAGTACGCAGAGGTCGGGGAAGGCGATCTGCACGCCGGCGTTGAAGTCTACCTTAATGCGGTGCTCGTCGTTATCCTTTGAGTACCAAGCCTCAACGGTCTCGGCGTCGTCGAGCATATCACAGCCGTAAACGAGGTTGCGGTCGTAGGTTGCGACGATCTTACGGTAGTTAGTACCGACGCTGTCGGCGAGACCCTTGACCATTTTAACCTTGCAGCCGGTGCCGGGGAGAACTACCTCGGTCTTGCTGCCGTCGGCGGTGTAGTGGTACATATTCATATCGGTCAACTCCTTGCAGAAGGCGCGGAAAATCTTGGGGCTTACGTTGATAGCCAAGTCCTCCTTGTCGAGTATCTCCTCGGGGATAGCCATGTAAACCTGGTAGATAGCCTCGTATGCACTCTTGCCGGAGGTGATTGTCTCTTTAATAGTGCCGGTGGCGGCGTTGATGATCTTCAGCAGACCGTCAAAGAGACCGCTGCTGGCGGTGTCTGACTGCCATACGTTCTTCTCCATTTGCACCTTGATACCCTTAACCACCTCGTCGATGATATACTGCTCGAAGGGGAACTCCTCGTTGTTAGCGCCGAAGCGTACAACGTATTCGGTCCACTTGCCGAGCAAGGTTTTCTTGCAGAAGGCCATATTCACCTTAATAGCGCCGGTGTTGATTGTGCGCTTGGTGAAGGTTGCGTTACCGCTTGCGTCCCAACCGCAGCTGCTGCCGTCCTGGAGCGCGGGCTCAACGAGTAGGAAATTCAGCTCGGCGTCCTTCTTTATACCGGGCTGGATAGTCATGCGGCTGATAGAGTCAGCACCGAGGACAATGTCCTTTAAAATTATCTCGCGATTGTTCTGAACATAATCGGAGAGTCCACTTACTACAAATGCCATAGTCTTTTACTTTTTTGGGTTGTTATTTACTTTGAAAATCTCTTTGCGAACTTCTCGAAGCGCTTGTCGGGTACGTTGGCGTTGAGGCTGCCCTCGCTCTTAAACTCCTCGTGTGCGGGCTTGGCGGCGGGCTGTCCCTTGAGTGCTGCGAGCTCTGCCTTGAGGCTCTTAATCTCGTCCAGGACTGCGCTCATAGCCTCGGCCATTGTGTCGTCCTCCTCCTCACGAACTGCGGGCTCTGCATTGTCGGGTATAAAGCCTATATGTCCCTCGGTGGCCTCGCCTACGATAGCGTTGCCCTCCTCGTCCCAGCTGATCGCGTAGCGGCGATAGTGGTCGATATAGTCCTCCTCGCTCCAATAGCAGATAACGGCGAAGTCGTCACCGGCCTCGTAAAGATAGAAGCCCACGCCCTCGCCGAGCTTTGTGGCGATAGCGTCTGCCATACGGCGCTCTTTGTCCTCGTAGGTCTCCTCGAACTTGGCGACGCGGGCCATGTGTTCGGCCTTCATGTCGTTCTCCTCGCCCTCGGGTGCTACCTCTGCCTCTTTGTCTCTTATCTCGGCGACGATACCGTCAGCTACGGCGATAACCTTGCCGTCCTCGGTGGTATAGTCTCCGTCCTCGGGCTTGGTACGATTGCCGTCGGCGTCGAGGATATAGACCTCCATACCGGCCTCGAGTTCTCCGTCACCGTCCCATGACAAGGTGGCCTTGTCGGTGGTGACGTTTCCAAACTTGCCGAGCATAGCGGCGAGCTTGGCTTTAATTGTCTTTTTTACGTCCATATTGTTACTTGAAAATGAGTTTAGCCAATCGATAACGTCTTGTATCTTCTCGGTACTGATAACCGCAGACTCCTCCTCGATTGAGTTCAGAGTCTCGATTGAAAAGCCCTTATATGTGCCTTCTTTGATTGAGGTCCACACGTCGGAGTTATTGACGTGAAACTCGGCAAAGAGCGAGCCGTCCTCGATCTCCTCGAAACCAGCGGGGCTCACACCGGCGGCGCTGTCCTTTATAAAGAGCTGTACCATATCCACGCCCTCGACGTCGCTGCCGGCCTCGTGCATGAGGTTTACATTTGACGAGCGGCCCTCTTTGAGGTACTGCTCGGCCATTTCGCGGATCGTCTCCGGCTTGTAGATTATGAAGTACTCACCCAGCTCCTTGTCCTTACGGAAAATTGGATAATTTGCCCGCATGAGTACGCCGCGTACTATCTGCTTGTCCTCGTCCTGGACGCTGTAAAGCTCGACTTTCGCTTGCTTGTCAAAAGCGAGGAAGTTCTTTTCCACGGCCGGAAAGTCTACGAGTGAGACTTTAAGCATACCGCAAGCGTCCGTCTCCATACCGGCGACGAACACGGGGCGGCCTTTTATGGTTGTTTGTGACATTTAGGCGTTACGTTTTACCCGAATATAGGAGTAACGCCGTGAGAGGGTCAATAATGCGTCAGAAGGTGGACTCGCTCTGCTCTACGCTCACCTTCTTGCCCGCTTGCTGCACGTCGTCATAAACCAGGTAGACGCGCTGCGCGTTGTTCATGCGCTGCTCCTCCTCGACACCCGTGAGGGTGCGGGTAGACTCCACTTGCTGGATAACAGCCGGAGCGCTTACCGATGCGGTGGGTGTGGTTATAGTGGAGGTTGTGGGCGTTGACATTCCCTTCATATTGGTCGAGTTGATAGCGCGTACTTGCGCCATACCCTGGGCGAGAGCTGCGGCTGCGGCGACTGCACCGAGGGCCGGGCCGACGTAAGGTATTGACGCCATAGCAGCGTATGCCTCGTTTGCAGACAGCAGAGCCTGGACGACGGCTTGCGCGGACGCGATAGCCTTGTAGCCTTCGGACTCCTTTGCGGACTCATCTCCGAACGCCTCATACAAGGACAGCATAGTCGAGAAGGCGTTTTTTACGGTGGCCACCTTTGCGTTATGCAGTTTTTCCCAAGCGGCTTGTTCGGCCTTGAGTCGGTCTTGCTCGGCCTTCTCCTCGGCCTTGCGCTGTTCCTCGCGTTTCTTGGCCATTTCGTCCTGGTACTTCTGCTCGGCGTCAAGCCGTGCGACGTAGGCGTCCTGGGCTATGTTAAAGAGGTCCTGGCTTTTGACTTGCTCGGCTAACTTTATCGCGGCGTTTCGCTCCTCCTCGTCCTTTATGGTCTTTTCGAGTCGTTGCTTCTCCTCCTCGAACTCGGCCTCGCGGAGCGCTTGCTTTAAGGCGACCATTTCCTCGCTATTCTCTTTTTCGAGCGCGATCTGCTGCTTTAGTATATACTTGCGGTACTCCAGCTCGGAGAGCCACTCCTCCTTTGTCTTTTTCGCCTCCTCCTTTACTTTCGGCTTGGCGGTTTTCAGACCCTCGACGAACTGCTCGCCCGCCTCTTTGCCTACGTTGAAGTTCTCCTTAAACGAGAAGCCTTTTTTCCAGGCGTCGGCGATCTCGCTACCGGCGGCTTTGGCGTCCTCCTTTATGCTGCCCCACTCACCCTTGAACACGTCGCCCAAAATCTTACCGAGTCCCTTGACTGCGGCTATTACGGTGCGTATAGGTGTGAGTATGTACTGAAGGAGTGCGTTACCGAAACCGGCCAGCGTCGAGGTCATTTTGCCGAAGGTGTCGGTATTTGATTTCAGAAGATTACCGAGCCACTTAACGACGTCGCTAACCTTCTCGCCGATAGTTTCAAATATGCTGCTTATCGCGTTGCCGATAGGCTCTAACAATTTCAAGGAGGCGCGTATCGCGTTCATAGCGCCCTCGTTCTCCTTGACGGCTTTTGCGATACCCTGGAGCATTGGGGCAAGTATGCCGATAATCGCTATAAGCGGGTTGGAGGACACGAGCTTCATCGCCGAGCCCATGTTCTTGAGTCCTCCGGCGACAGCACCCATACCGCCCGGCAAGTGGCTCAAGGAGTCACCAAAGCCCTCGATAGCGCTCTTGTAGTTGCCGACGTTACGCTGGTACTGACCCATATCGGCGTCGAGGGCCTTGAGTTCCTTGTCGAGTTCCTGGATACGCTGAAGCATGAGACCGCCCACCTCGGCGTTAGCACGTTCCTCCGGCGTGAGTTCCTTGTAGTTCCTTCGGAGTTGTACCAGCTCGGCATTGAGGGCCGCGTATGAGCCGGGCAGAGCGTCTACGCTTTTCTTGGTGAGGGCATTGATCTCGTTGAGCCGCTGCTGATCCTCACGCAAGAGCTTGAGACCCTTGTCGTAGTCCTCGCTCGCCTTGTCGACGTTCAGAAGGGCGTCTTTAAGGTCGGATATTTCGGTCTTGAGGTCTTTGACGGTATCGGTTGACCGCTCGGCGTGTACCTCAATGATACGCTGTATTGTCATTGTATTGTCTGCCATAGTCTTTTAGTTTTGTCCCGTGTGATAGTTTGTTACGTCGTTCACCTTGACGAACTCGCACTCGGTAAGGTCATCACCGCCGAGGACGTAATTCTTTATATTCTCCAACGCCCACAGCGACCCGTCAAAGTAGCATATACGTCCAATAAGGGCGCGGCCTACCTGGAGGCCTTGAAGGTTAACCTTGCAAGTGCATACCTTTGTATCCACGTTGAGGCGGTCGTTCATGTATTTGCGGAAACGGCGGTAATAAACGCCCGCACTCTCCGGCACGGTTATCGTCGGCTGGTCTATCTCTTGAGGGATCGCCATATCCAGCGAGTAGGTGACGCTTGAGCCGCCTCCGTCATACATACGACGGAAACGCGGGAAGTACAGCGTAGAGCCGTCATTTCGATAGCCGATAGTATATTTTGCGTTGGACGCGATAGCCGACTGACCGAGTAGCCAGCACGGCTTACCCTCGTTATATAGCGTCATAAGGCCGTTATCGTCGGTAAGCGTAAAGCGTCCGTACTGCGCCGGGCCTCCGCCTCCGTCATACATAAGTAAAACGTCCGAGCCGTCTATCTCTTTGTTGTCCTTATCGCAAAACTCCGGCTTCGGGTAGCTGGTATAGTCGTATCCCAGGTAAGTGGTGTTTATGTATGCTATCGTAGCCGCGTCGCTGGGTGTCGTTATAAGGAACTCTTGGCTCTCACCGCTGCCGTTCCAAAGAGTGAAGCTGCCGCCGTCCAGGAACGGAGGCGGGCACGTCTTGCCGCTTTCGGTCACGTTCTCGAAATACTTGCCCTGGTGCAGCACCTCGGCCGCACCTTTGAGTACGCTACCCTTGAGCGCCTCGTTATGGCTGGCGTCGAACTCGAAGCCGGTATTCACGCGGGCCATGCCGTACTCCAGGCCATAGACGCTCTTGTAATACTCTGCGAAACGCCCTTGTACCTCGTGAACATAGTCATACCAGCGCGATTTAACGACATACGGAACTATCTTCTTGCTGGGTAGGTGTATGCGTTCCTGGAAGTCAAGCACGTCGTCGATAAGGTGATAGACCGAGCCGCGCATCCTTACCTCGATACTCTTACCGTCGTCGCTTACAATGAAATAAAGGCCAAACATTTTGCAGTATGAGAGCAAGTAATCGGCGGGGGTGTGAGTACCACCCAACAGCAGCTTCTTGGTTATATGAGCGCCCGACCGAGCCGTACCACTTACGGTGTACGAGTAGCTCGCCTGGCCGTCTACGAAACTGACGAAGTTGAGCGTATCCGTGTAGGATATATCGTATATAGGCACGTCAGTCACTATGTTTTGATAGTAGCGCATACCTACACCGCCCGTGGAGTAGATAGCGAGGTATGTCGTACGGAGTCGGAGGTCGGCCATACCGGCAATATCTTCGACGTTCAGCGTGATCGTCAGCTCGTCAAAGTTGCTATCGCACAACTTTCGAGTGCCGTCGCCGGAAGTGCCGTAATAGAAGTCGCCGTTTGCCATTGACGACTCGTATGTATCGCCGTCGTCGGGTATCCAGCCGGGTGTAAAAGTATTCCAATGAGTCGAAATTGCGTTGTTATACTTGCTTACAAAAGAGGCGGGGCTGATAGTTGTCTCCATAGGTGTAGCGCCGTCCGAGCACCTGGTCTTACATGACGCGGCGGCTACCTTCGAGCCTCCGATACAAACACCGTCAGCGTCATAAGCGAGGAGCTGATACATGGCGACCACACGCCAATAACGGCGGCCGCTGGGGCTGTCGGGTGTTTCCCATGACGTCAGAAACCTACCGCCCGCCGCTACGTTGATCGTTGGGGTAAAGGTCACGCTGACGGAGTGCTTTGCGTTTACGCCTTTGTTTACCCATGAGCCGGCAAATGATTTACTGAACACCGAAGTCTCATCGTACGCGGGAGCTGCACCCGCGCCGGTCGACGTTATCGTGCCCGTGCCGCTTCCGCTCTCGTTAGGTAGCTGTATGCTGTCGAGCTTGGGAAGGGTGAGCCATGTTTTTTCATAGCGGGGGTTGACATTGTTAAACCAAACGGCGTCATAGTAAAGGTCATACCCTTGTGCCGTAGCGTATCGCTTTATCGCGTCAAAGATAGCCTTAACCTTTACGACCGGGCGCTGCTGGTAGGAGCGCAAGTCCTGGGTGGCCCACTCGTCCATATCGTTGACGAGGTCGACCAAGACGTGCGAGCGGCGGCTCTTATAGTTGCCGTCCTCGCTCTTAACTCCGAAACAACCGTCATAGCAGAACGCCCTCTTTGCATCAAAAACGCCTCCCGGTATGCCGTTGTAACACGGGGCGAAGTTGATTATATTCCATAAGTCGGAGTGCGCTTGCTGTCCGTTGACGGTACGCCACGCCTCGCGTACGGCGTCACGAGTTATATTAAAGTCGAGCTCGCTGTCGCCGCCGTTCTCGGTATATTGGAGGTCGGCAAGCGTTTTCCTTGAGCCGTCGCTGTTATACATAAGCGAGAAAAAGAAACCGCCCAGGCCGCCGTAGAGCGTGGCGCTGTACTGCGTCTCGGTTATGTCGGTCAGCTTGAGGTATCCACTTTCGAGTATCTCGCCTTGCTCGTTGTATATAACGAAGGGTGTACGCACCAGGGCGTTAAACTTACCCGAGGTTGTCTCGTGGTCTGCCCGGTAGATATGGTCGAAGATCACGTTGTTCCTTGACGTGCGGGGCAACACTACGGTCTGACTCCATGAGTTATACACGGCGGTAGGGTTCTCCGCGTCGGTGAGCTTGTAGTTCATAAGTACCAGCGCGTCGGTGGCAATATCCGCAAGCGAGCCGTTTATGTATAGTTCAATTTTGCGTCTCATCGTCTTGTTATGTTGCGAGCAAGTTCCACATTGATACCGTACTCTACCATGCCGTCCTTGCGGTAACGCTTATACGGGCAGTCGCCGTTTGTAATGGTTACGGGGTGCAGCTGGTAGTTGTCGTCGCAGTCGCAAAGAAAGACAAGGGGGCTACCCAGCAAGTCGCCCATGCGGCCCGCTTGTACGTCCGTGAGCCAGCCCGTGTGCAGCTCCCATGTCCTTGTTATGTCGTTGTGATAGTCTACCGTGCCACGGTTGGCAAGGTTGCCGTTGTCGTAGGTCTGCTTGTATGTCTTGCGGTCGTAGCCGTCTTTCATGCGCCAATTACCCTCAATGACCAAGAGGTCAAGGCCGCCCATTGAGTTGGCGTAGTAAAGGGCGTAGCGGTGGCACTTGTCTATGAGCTTGAACGCAAGGTTATAATTAATGCTGTTAGTTGTGTCCCTATATTCGGCTACGGTAAACTCGTAGTCGGGGCTGTCGTTGTTTGCTTTGACCCATAAGTTGACACTACCTTGAACGTCTATATTGTAGGTTGAACTGCTGGAGCCAGGGAGCGCGGAAAGGCACAGCTGGGCGGCAGCGCTCGCCGAGGGATAAAGCCTCGTGATACAAAAAGGCATACCGCGCATGATGCGACCCGTGATAGGGTTGTTTGGGCGCAGCTTTATCTTGTCAGTACCACTATCTTTATACTCGTAGTTAAGGTAGAAGGTCCAAGACGCCACGAAAGTAGAGCCCTTATAGCAGCTGAAGGTCAGAGCACCCGGAAAGGTCTCGTAACTATAACCCGTGAATACAAACGATAGGGATAGTTTCTGCGCCAAATAGTCCGCGCAAATGTCGTTGACCTTGACGTAGGCGTGACTCTGCCCGGGTTTAATATACGCTTTGCCTTTGTATATGACGTTGCCGGTGTTATCGGCCTTGTCGTAAATGGTGAACGCCTGGCCGTCAGTTGTGCCGAGGTCTACCGTGTAATCTTTCCAAATGGGTGTCGCCATAAAAAGAGTGTTTTCTCCATTATAGGAGACACACGAAAAGCGGGTCTTACCTGGTGTTAAAGTCCTTGAAGATAACCGATACCTGGCGCTGCAAGTCCTCCGTCACCGCCTCGGCGAGACTCATTTCCATACGGGCAAATACCTCGTCGTTTGCCCGCTGGAAGTCGTTTATACCTTCCGTACCGACGCGGGAAATCTTGCGGGCAATCAAAAAGGCGAGCTGCGACTCCGTGGGGAGCTTGCCGTTTTCAAAGGGTCGCGGTATAACCGGCTTGACTCTGATCCAATCGCGGATAGCGGACACGGGCGGGAAGTGTGGGCGCGTCCCGTTCTCGATATACTTCCAATACTCCAGGAGTGATATGTCGACCGCGTACACGTTCGTCCCCAGGTTGACGTGGTAGCTCAAAGACTCGGCGAGCTTACCCGATGCGGGACGGCCCGACTGCACGAGGTTAAGTTTATATAGCTCGATAAACTCCTTGCCGTAGCGCTCCAGCACCTCGGCGACCTTCGGAAACTCGTTTAGTGTGTTTTCCTCCATAGTTGCTCTTGCCTCTCCTTCTCGGCCATTTTATCGTTACGGTAGCAATAGACGTTCAGAAACTCAAAGACGCTCATACGGGTAGCGGCCTCCCAAGAGCAGCGATAAGTCTCTGAAACTGCATCGACGACAGCGAGCCAGCCCCACTTTTGAGCGAACGCATTACCCTCGCCGCCTTCCTCATTTCGCGCCTCTGCTTCCCCGTCAGTATCTTCCGCACCTCCTCCGAAGAGGTTAGTATAGTTGGAAGTGACGCGACTGACGAGACCACAAAAAAACTCTTGAGGGCGAGAGCGTCACGGGTGAGTAAATGCTGACGTAGCGCGTTCTGCACGTCCTCTACGTCATAGCCGTCGCAGTACTTACACCCTTTGGGTATGAGCAGACACGAGAGCAGCTCTATATCCTTGTCCTCGTCCTTGACGTACTCCTGGAAGTCGATAAACTGCCCGGCGGTCATGTTCTTTAACTTGAGCGTAGGCTCTAGGGTGAACTCGCCGATAGCGTACTCCGCACGGACGGGTACGTTATGCGGTGGAGTCCCTATAAACTGCGCGATCTGCGCGAGTCGTCCGTACTCTGCTATCGGTAAGTTCAGTATCTCGTCCTCGGTCTTGCCGGTGAGTATAGCGAGTACGCTGACGGTGCGCTGTGTGTCGTCCGTCGCCTCCTCGCAAGCCTTAAGCAGACGCTTGAACGTCTGAAAAGGCATACTTTCGTAGTCTTGTATCATTGTCGTAGTTTTTAGTTATCTGAAGCAGTATTGTCCCTTGCTCTGGTACTCGTACAGCCACGACGTCACGGAGTAGCGGGCGGCGTCGATAGCGTGGTCGTTGGTCGCTATTGGCTCGTTGAGCTGCTTGCCGTCCTTGTCCTTCTGCCAGGTGTAGCCGCGCATTTCGCGTATAAGGTTAAGGGAGCGTTTCGTTATGTATATCTTCCAGCCCTTCATTTGCTGGAGCTGTTCGGCCTTGCGTGTCGCCTTATAGCACGGCTTGACGTTATAGCCGAACGTACAAAGCTCCGCTATCGTCTTGGGCTCCGCGCAGTCGCCGAAGATCGGAGCGCCACGCTTGGGAACTCCGGCGCTTTCCATTTCGGCGGCCATGTCAGCGTTAAGCATACCCTTGCGGTAATAGAGCTCGTCGAAGTAGAGCGCCTTGCGTTTGGTGTCTATCTTCGTGTGTATCATGGTCGAGGGGTCGTTGGTAAAGCCGTAGTCCTGGCCGAAGGTCTCCACGCCCTCGGCGGGAAGCTCGTCTATCTGCTCAAAGTCCGGGAAGATAAGCCCCTCAGGCTGACCCACGAGTCCGAGGCCGTAGACTCTCCACCAATTCGCGTCCGTTTGGTTGCTCTCAATTTCGCGTATCTGCTCCGGGGAGAGGAACGTCTCGCCGGTTGAGCAGTCGCAGTTATCCTTAAACGTGGAGTGTATGCTGACGCAGTCCTCACGCGGCTCGATACGTTCGTTTACCCAAAACGTGTGCGTGGGGTTGTAGTCTATCAATATACGCTCGGACGTTCTGACAAAGAGCTGGCGGGCAATATCGAAGGGTATATTCTGCGCTTCGTTTAGGAACAATATATCACGGGCCGGGCCGTGTACCTTTGCCGAGGAGTCGGCGCTGAAGAACTCGATAATTGAGCCGTTATGCGGGAAGGAGTAGATAGCGTCCGTCTTGTTCCATTGCGCCTCGTTGAACTCCGTCCCCATGATATTCTGAAAGTCACGGATCGCGCCACGTTTCAAGTGCGGCATAGTCTCCGACACTACGGATATAGTCACCTTGCGGGTGTTCGCTACGAGTATGAGGAGCTGGAGGTTGCTGAAGGTCTTGCCCGAACGTGCGCCGCCACACGATGAAATATAACGCGGCTTTGAGAGCCACGCCTTCTTGGTCTCTACAAAGACCTTGCTACATTTCCACTCTTGCTTCATAGCTGCGTCACTTCGTCCGGGGTGATAGCGCCCACGG